TATATGAGCGAAATAAAACCAATTGATGGCGTCTTTAGATTAGATACAAGTGAGGCACTTACAGGTCAAGTTAAAGCTGTTGTAGAGAATATTAAAACATTTAAGTTGGTTGCTGAAACCGATCCAATACTACATGAACCAATACCACTTTTTGATTTCAAAAATCCACCTGTTGATCCAAATGAATTTGCTTCATCATTGGTGGAAACTTGCAAAAAAGAACAAGGCGTAGGATTATCAGCCAATCAATGTGGATTTAAGCACCGTGTGTTTGTAATGGGTGCAAACGATGATTATGTGGCATTTTTTAATCCTAAAGTATTAACTACTGAAGGTGAAATCCACATGATGGAAGGTTGTTTATCATTTCCCTTGTTAGGATTACATATCACACGACCAAAAACAATTACCGTGGAATACCAGGACTTCACAGGTGAAACCAAGAATATGACTCTGGATGGCATATCTGCAAGAGTTTTTCTCCATGAGCTTGACCATATGAATGGAATAGTGTATACTCAACTTGCAAAACCTATGGCGTTGAAATCAGGAATGGCTAAACGTCAGAAGATGATTAAGAAAATTGCAGGTGCATATGCACAAATGATGAAACGTGAAAGTATAAAAAATGGCACAAACGCCTCCAGAACTAGTTGAAAAACAATGGCAAGCTTGGCAAGAAAAGAATCCTGTCATTGACCATATAGACACAGATGTACTAAAATCAAAACTGATTGAAGACTTATCTTATGCATCTCAAATGGATGTTAAAGAGTATACTTTATATCAGAAATGGTGTGAAGTGAAAGAAAGATATCCTGTTGAGAATATCTCTACACTTTGGGGTGACGAGTTACAAATGGTCAATAAAGGCCAAGAAGAAATTATCAAGAAAGTAAAAACTAACTTTTGGATGCCAAAGAATCCTGATGATTATGAAAATCTTAAACCTAAGTTAGTGTTGCATAATGGTGAATTGGCAGAAACATGGAATGCCATTCGCACATTTTCTTCCACAATGAAGAACAATTCTAATATTGGTCGTAATCTATTCTATGCAGTCGTTGATGAAGTGACTGGAAACTATCTTGGTGTTATCTGTATATCATCTGACTTCTTAGACTTAACACCTAGAGATACTGCGATTGGATGGTCTAGGGACGTTAAGACACAACAAGGTATGATTAATCATACTGCAATTGGTTCTACAATCGTTCCGTTGCAACCATTAGGTTACAATTACATGGGTGGTAAGTTGTTGGCATTATTATGTTTGGCTGATACAGTACAGAATGATTGGAAAAGACAATATGGAGACACTCTTGTTGGCGTTACTACAACGTCACTATATGGTAAAACAAAGGCAGGTGGATTATCCCAATACGATGGCCTTGAACATTGGCAGAAAATGGGATTCTCTAGTGGTTCAGTTGCTTTCGAACCTAAACGTTCTACTGCTAACATGGTTTATGATTGGATTAAAGAAAACCATACAAGAAAATACTTTGAATGGTGGGATGCCAAGAACACACAAGGACTTCCACTGAAACGTGACCACAAAAATCGTTCATTGAACTTTGCATATTCCAAACTTGGTATTCCTAAAGATTTGATTCGTACCGAACACCAACGTGGAATTTATTTTTCTCCTTTGTACAATAATACCAATGAATATCTCCGCAAAGAAATTGGTGATGATGCCTTGGTAAAATCTTTTGATACAAGTGAAGAAGCATTGACCAATATTTGGAAAACCAAATACGCTAAAGGCCGCATCAGGCAATTACAAAAGAAAAATACGGTATCATATGAAGGACTATTCTATGATGACCTAATTTATTTGACTTGGAACGAAACCAAGGCCAAATATTTGCCACAGGTTGGCAGATAGTCAAGTATACCACAATTATGCTTGACATATCATATACATAAGTGTATGATAGTGATTCTAGTGACGCAAAACTAGGAATTTTTTATTTTATTAGGAGTTATATTATGAGCAAATTATCCGCAAAAACACGTATGTTGAACACTTTGAAGAAAACAAGTGGTTACAACACATTTACTACCAAGCAAGCACAAGTTCGTTTTGGTATCAGTAACGTTGCGGCTCGTATTGACGAACTACGTCAAGAAGGCAATTGCATTTACACAAACACACGTATCCTTGAAGATGGTCGTAAGATTTCTTACTACCGTTTGGGAACACCAACTAAGGCTATGATTAAATCTGCTTTGAGTGCAGGTCATTCTTTTACTGCTTAATTGCAGACACGGGAACCGCTAGTCGGTTCCCCTTTTTTTATATCTTGGAGTCTACATGGAAATTTCAATTAAAACAGAAGAACTAAGAAAGTATAGTATCTTCGTTGCAACACCAATGTATGGTGGGCAAAATCATGGTCTTTACATGAAAGCATGTTTAGACTTGCAAGGTCTTTGTATGCAATACGGCATTCAAGTCAAATTCTCATTCCTTTTCAATGAGTCCCTAATTACAAGAGCTCGTAACTATTTGGTTGACGAGTTTATTCACCGTTCCGAGTGCACACATTTGTTGTTTATTGACTCCGACATTAATTTTAATCCACAAGATGTTATTGCTATGTTGGCATTGGATAAAGATGTTATCGGTGGTCCTTATCCTAAGAAAGCAATCAAGTGGCGTTCTGCTGTTGCAGCACTTAAAAAGAATCCTGACATTGAACCACAGACACTTGAGAAAGTTGTTGGAGACTTTGTGTTTAATCCTGTTAAAGGTACTGCACAATTCAACGTTACAGAACCATTAGATGTACTAGAAATTGGTACAGGATTTATGATGGTGAAACGTGAAGTGTTCTCTAAGATGGAAGAAGCATATCCAATGATTCGTTACAAACCAGACCACGTTGGACAAGCCAACTTTGATGGTTCACGTTACATTCATGCTTTCTTTGATACAGTTATTGATAGTAAAGATTCTATCACTGGTGGTGGTACAGACCGTTATTTGTCGGAAGATTATATGTTCTGTCAAATGTGGCGTAAAATTGGCGGACAAATTTGGTTGTGTCCTTGGATGCGTACTGCACACATTGGTACATATCATTTCCACGGTGATATGCCTGCTGTTGCAAACTATGTTGGAGAAATGTGATGGAGAAAGGCCGTAAATTTGACAATGGTAAATTGGAGTACGGCCTTTTACCACCACTTGCACTAGAAGAAACTGTTAAGGTTCTCACGTTCGGTGCACAGAAATATGAACGTGACAATTGGAAAAAAGTACCAGATTCTAAACGTAGGTATTTTGATGCATTACAAAGACATGTTTGGGCTTGGAAACAAGGCGAACAAATCGATTCTGAATCTGGTATACATCACTTGGCACATGCTATGTGCTGCTTGATGTTTTTATATGAACATGATATAATGTATTCTTTAGATAATGGAGATGTGAAATGAAACTTTCAAATGAGACACTAAGTGTGTTAAAAAACTTTTCTGGAATCAATCAAGGTATTGAATTCAAAAAAGGCAACAAACTGACCACTGTATCGGCAGGTAAAACTGTCCTTGCACAGGCAACAATCAAAGATGAATTCCCTCAGGACTTCTGTGTGTATGACTTGAATCAATTCTTGTCCGTACATTCTTTGTTTAAGAATGGTGTAGAATTGGAGTTTGATGACTCTAATGTTACATTCAAAGGTGACCGCAGTAAGATTAAATATCGCATGACTGCCAAGAACATGATTGTTACTCCTCCAGATAAGACTATCAGTTTGAATCATGTTGATTGTAGTTTCACAATGACTGAATTGGATCTTGCTGAGATTATGAGAGCTGCAAGTGTTCTATCTTCTCCACACATTGCTGTTGAATCAGATGGAGAAAGCATTAATCTTGTCACATTTGATGCAAACGATGATGCACAACACACCAATTCAATTCAAGTTGGTGAAGGTAATGGCAAAAAATATCGTGTAGTATTCAAAACAGAAAACTTCAAAATGATTCCTGGTGCTTATGACGTTCAAATTTCTTTCAAAGGTCTAGGACATTTCAAGAACGCTAAAGAAGACATTCAGTATTGGATTGCTTTCGAATCTAAAGAAAGTAAGGTGTAATATGGTTGATAAGGTACAAACCTTATTTGGTGACTTTGACGAAAAACAATTGAAAGCGCTCAAAGGTTACATTGACGAATTGGTGTTCAATATGACACGCCAAAAAGCAAACACTCAATCCATGAGTGATATCATTGCTCTTGCAAATGATGAGTTGAAGATACCAAAGAAAATCATCCGTAAAATGGCCAAAATTCAGTATAACCAATCTTTACCTGAAGAAGTAGCCGAATTCAAAGAACTCGAAGCATTAATAGAAGGGATTAAAGATGTTAAGTAAGATTGCCAATTTTCTAAAATTAAAAACAGTAACTGTGCCTCCACAGAAAACAGTTGATGAAGAAAAACAAAAACTTGATAAGACAGCCATGGAAACACCTGTTGTAACCACAACGAATGAAGCATCAGTAGCAATTCCTGTTGCAACAGTTGATGCTTCATTGACAGGCATTAAACCTGTTGAAGATGAACCTGTTAAATTTGTTCATGCACAAGTAGAAACTGTTACTGAACCTGCACCAAAAGCTAAACGTAAAGCGCCAGCAAAAACTGCAGCCAAGAAAACACCTGCAAAGAAAACAACTAAAAATGCAAAATAATACTAGGAGGTCCTTTGCTAAAACATTAGGACTTGCCGGTATGTTTGCAATAGGTGTTGCAAGTTATAAAGAAGCAAAAGAACGTATCGTATATAAACAAGATGAGTTACCAACAAAAGAGTTGGAAGCACAACTTGAAAGTAAACGTATGTTACAATTATCCACAACATACGGTACACTAAAACCACGGAAATCAAATTCACTTTATCTTATTGGATTTGGTGATGAATATGTGGAAGGCACAAAAAAAGAAGTAAGTGTGAATATTGTGCCTGGTCCTGATGGTAAACTTTATGTCAAAGAGAATGACATTTGGCGTAAAGTGTGATACAATGAATTTTTATTATATTATGAGGTTTTTGAATGAGCGAACACATTTTGTGGGTGGAGAAGTATCGTCCGAAAACAATTGAAGACTGTATACTTCCTGACTCTTTGAAAGCAACTTTCCAAGAGTATGTAAATCGCAAAGAGATTCCCAATCTCTTGCTTTCTGGTTCTGCTGGCGTTGGCAAAACCACAGTTGCAAAGGCTCTCTGTGAAGAAGTCGGTTGTGACTACATTGTAATCAATGGCTCAGATGACTCTGGCATTGATGTCCTTCGGAACAAGATTAAGAACTATGCATCATCTGTCTCCTTGATGGGTGGCCGCAAAGTTGTTATCATTGATGAGGCAGATTATCTAAATCCAAATTCAACTCAACCTGCGTTTCGTGGAGTGATTGAGGAGTATGCATCTAATTGTTCCTTCATCTTTACATGTAACTTTAAGAACAGAATCATGGATGCAATTCATTCACGTTGCACCTGTATTGACTTCAAACTCAATGGTTCTAAAGCAAAGATGGCATCAGCCTTCTTCAAACGTGTTGAGTATATCTTAGAAAAAGAAGGTGTGACGTATGATAAACCAGTGGTTGCGGAAATTATTACTAAGCATTTCCCTGATAATCGCCGTATTCTTAACGAGCTTCAGCGGTATAGTGTTGGTGGTAGAATTGATAAAGGTCTTCTCGCATCAGTTTCCGATGTGCAGTTAACAGACCTTATCAAGGCCTTGAAGTCCAAAGACTTTGCAAACGCTCGCAAATGGGTCACTAACAATCTGGACAATGATCCAACTAAAATTTATCGTAAACTATATGATGGTCTGTATGAACTTCTCCAACCTAATTCTGTTCCTCAATTGGTCTTACATTTGGCTAAGTATCAACATCAGGCAGCGTTTGTTGCAGACCATGAAATCAATATGATTGCTTGTCTAACAGAAATCATGGTAGATTGTGAGTTCAAATGAAGATAGGTATCATTGGCTTAGGCTTTGTGGGTAAAGCCATTTCAAATGCGTATGATGATTGGATGACTGGCAGATACATTATTGATATTGATCCAGAAAAGAACAATGCAACATATGAAGAACTGGAAGTAACTGATGCAGTCTTTGTTTGTGTGCCAAGTCCTATGGATTCAGATGGTTCTTGTGATACAGGACCTGTACATGAAGTGATTGATAAACTTTATAGTATGAAATACAAGAATCCTGTCATCAGTAAAGTAACTGCACCACCAGAGTTTTATACCAATTGGGGCAAAGTTATGCCTAATTTGGTTTATTCTCCTGAGTTTCTGACTGCTCAAAATGCCACAATAGATTATGCTAGGTCTAAGTACATCGTTTTAGGTGGCACTACAATGGCTTATCAACGTGAAGCAGCAAGAGTTATTAAAGATGCCTCATGTGGTATTAATGAAGCAAAAGAAGTTTATTCTTCTTTGGAAGAAGCTGCAATGTTGAAGTATGCGACCAATGCATTTCTAGCTGCCAAGGTTTCATTTATGAATGAGATTTATCAGACATCTAAACAATTGGGTATTAATTATGATAAAGTCAAAGACATGATGATACTAGATGAACGTATTGGCAAATCTCATATGCAAGTACCAGGTCCTGATGGTGAATTTGGCTTTGGTGGAATGTGTTTCCCTAAGGACATTAATGCATTACTTAATTTCTCTACTGTTGAAATGCCTATTCTTCAAAAGGTATTGAAACAAAACGAACAAATCAGAGGTAAATAATGCCTGATTTATTCAAAGAAATTGTTCCGTCCATTCTTCAAACCAAGAAGAATGTTTTTGACGGTGATTATAAAGACTACAAAGCCTTTATGGTCAACCGTGCTCTGTCTTATCACATGGATTGTGTTCTATATGCAAATGAGATGAACTTGCGTCCAGGACTTGATTCTGACATGCAATATAGCTATCTTCTAAATACCATCAGGTCTGTAAAACGGAAGTTTCAACCGTGGCAGAAAACAGAGGTCCTGAAAGATTTAGAATGTGTGAAATTGTATTTTGGTTATTCAAATGAAAAGGCCAAAGATGCATTGCGTATTCTTAATGAAGACCAAATCGCTGAAATAAGAGCAAAAACAAATATAGGCGGAGTGAATAATAATGATAGGAATACAAGACTTAGTTGAGGTAACACTAGTAGAAGCAGATGATTTTTTGAAAGTGCGTGAGACTTTAACTAGAATAGGTGTCGCATCCAAAAAAGATAAAACACTATACCAATCGTGCCATATTCTGCACAAGCAAGGTAAGTATTACATAGTACATTTCAAAGAATTGTTTGCATTGGATGGCAAACCAACAGACTTAACAGAGAATGATTTGTCTCGTAGGAATGCTATCGCTAAGCTTCTACAAGACTGGGGTTTAATTAAAGTTGTTATAGCTACTCAAATTGAAACACCAGTTCCAATCTTTATAAGTCAAATAAAGATTATTTCCCACAAAGAGAAGAATGAATGGCAATTAGTGCCGAAATACAACATTGGATCCAAGAAAAAACCTTGACAATTAGTATAAATACTGATAGGATAAGCCCACCTTAGGGCTGTTTGACGCTACGGTAAAAGGCGTCCGTGTAACTACACTGCCGAACGTATTCGGTCCCGTATAAAGTAAGCGGGAATGTTATGCCTTCGGGGTAACAATTTTTTTAACTTGCTTTTTTTAAGGAGTCTATATGACAAGCTTACTATTTCCTAAATTGGATCACTTTATGATTGGTTTTGATGACACTATCAATATGTTGCAGTCTGCAGCAAAAGATATTCAAAAATATACACCATCATATCCACCTTACAACATCAAACAAATCAAAGAAAACAAGTACGTCATCGAGATGGCGGTTGCTGGTTTTTCTAAAACTGATATTGAAATTACCTTAGAAGGTAATAAGATGATTGTTAAAGGTGCCACAAAAGATGATGAAGATGAAACCTATCTACACAAAGGCATTGCTAATCGTGCTTTTGAACGTCAATTTACCTTGGCAGATAAGGTAGAAATCAAAGATGCCGAAATCGCTAACGGAATGTTGCGTGTTTGGTTAGAAAACATGATTACAGCACAGGATGCTATCAAGAAAATTGGTATCAAATCTAAAGATGCTTAATTGGTGGCCTGTTTCCGATGAAGAATGGGAACGCTTAAATTATCCAGAAAAATTTAAGTAATCTCTAGGGGGCTTGACAAGTCCCCTTTTCTATGATACAATCATTTCATTATGAAAAAAGTTGTGGAAAAACCAATCAAGTTAAGAAGCCGAGTGAACCCTACGGAGTTCTTTTGGACTTATTCGTCTTGGGATTCCAACTTTGTTGATGGTGTGGAATTTCTACCCGTTTCAAGGTTTGATCCTACTGACAATCGTATCCATCAATTACATTATGTTCGTAAAGACTCTTTGGAGAAAGTGAAAAATGGCTAAAAAATTATATTTGGTCGAAACTGTATCAATGTTTCGTATGCGTTATGTGGTTGAAGCTGATGAAGAAGGTCATGCTTTAGATGAAGTAACAATTCACGCTACTGGCGGAGATGAAATTACGGAGTTTTCACAGAAGCATTTGGATGAAGTGATTGTATCTTCTCGTAAAATTTCCAATGAACAGTATATTAAATTGTTTGATAAAGACAATTCATATCTGTCTCAATGGACTGAAGATGAAAAACGTAGATATATCCACAAGATTGACTACAATAAATAAACTCTCTGGCGTTAGTTCAATGGATAGAACAGTAACCTTCTAAGTTATCAATAGGGGTTCGATTCCCTTACGCCGGACCAACTAAAGGAAAAATATGAGTGTAACTATTAAAAATTTAGAAAGTGCATTGGCTGGTGAGTCACAAGCACATGTGAAGTATCGTTACTTTGCAAAGATTGCTCGTGAAGAAGGATATGAAGATATTGCAAAACATTTTTGGCATACAGCAGACCAAGAGTTGCTTCACGCATGGGGTCATTTAGAATTGTTAATTGGTAAACCAACAACCAAAGAATGTTTGGAAAAAGCCATCGAAGGTGAAACGTATGAGTACACCTCAATGTATCCAATTATGCAAGCCGAAGCGATTGCAGAAGGTAATGCACAAGCGGCAGCTGAAGCCGATACTCAGATTGCTGAATCAAAAGAACACGCAGAGCAATTTGCGGCTTTACTAGCAAAAGCAGAAAAACGTTTTGCGGCTTTGAAGAAAGTTGAAGAGCGACACGCCACTGCTTATCAAAGAATGTTACAGGAGGTTCAATAATGGAACACGTATGCGTTGTTTGTGGCCATGTCCACGATGAACAAACTGAAGGTAAATGGGAAGAATTGTCTGAAGACTTTACATGTCCAGAATGTGGTGTAGGCAAAGAAGATTACGAATTGATTTAAGGGATTACGACCGTAGCATAGAGGTAGTGCCGAGAACTCATAATTCTTACGGGGTTGGTTCGAGTCCAACCGGTCGTACCATATATTATGAAACAAAAATTTATTGATGCCTTTATGGATGTTGCAAAGAGATTTGCAGAATTGTCCACAGCAAAACGATTACAGGTTGGTGCTATCATTGTAAAAGATGATAGGATCATCTCAATCGGTTATAATGGAATGCCATCTGGATGGACAAATGAGTGTGAGGATGAAATTTGGGATGCCTATGGTCGTTCTGAATTGGTAACAAAACCTGAAGTCATTCATGCCGAAGCCAATGCCATTGCCAAACTGGCTAAATCTCCTGAGTCTGGAACTGGTGCCACAATGTTCCTAACACACGCCCCTTGCGTCCATTGTGCAAAGCAGATATTTACTGCGGGCATCACCAAAGTCATCTATGGACAAGATTACCGTGATACCAAAGGTGTTGCTTTTTTACAACAATGTAATGTAAAAGTTGACAAATACTCTAAATAGGTGTATAATCCTTATTTTGAAGGAGTGCCTATGTCTATTAAGATTGTTGGAAGTCCAGATAAAGATTTCACACCCTATATCCATAGGGCTGGAAAATTCTTCTCTGATAGTTTGTTAACCAAACAAATGCAGGATTATACAACCATAATTGTGAAATTTAATAAAAAATTACAAGATTATGGTTCAGCAGGTGTTGAAGGATATAATTCTAGGAATATGCCTAGAGAATTTTTAATTGAAATAAACCCACACATTGGTGCTTATAACATATTAAAAACCTTGGCACATGAGATGGTTCACGTTAGGCAATTTGCCTATGGTCACACCAATGAAACATTGAGTAAGTGGCATGACCTAAAGATTGATTCGGATGACCTAGATTATTGGGATCATCCTTGGGAAATAGAAGCTCACGGCATGGAAGCAGGTTTATTAACTAAATTTGCCGTACAAGAAAGACTGTGGGAAGTTTTGGCTGAGTTTAGAAACCCAGCAGAACCTGTTAGAAAACAAAAAATAAAATGGAAGAATGTAGGTTGAAAGAAAATTTTGCCTATATACAAGTATTAAGTAAAAGGAATTATGTTGTTTAATTTGTCCAAACCCTCAATGTTAGCCTATGCATGTCGCACGCCATTTATTGGTAGCGATAATCAGTCATGGGAACATGGCACGGGGGTTGTGGAGTAAGTTAAAGACTAAAATCTAAAACTAAAGTTCACAAACCCCACCCTAAAAAAGTGGGGTTTTTTGTTGTTTCCATACAACAAAAGTGTTGACAAAGACCATCGAGTCTGTTACACTCCAACCTGTTCATTAAAAATTAAGTGTAGTTATACCCCCTTCGCCAAGTTGGTAAGGCATCGGATTTTGATTCCGACATTCGGTGGTTCGAGTCCATCAGGGGGTGCCATATAAAAACACATTCGCAACCACATGGGAGTGAGATATCCTCGGGGAGTGTGTTTCTATACGGCAATGGAAGATAATGCAGCTGGGTAGGCCGGCGACCAGCCTTGAAAACTGGGTTCTGAGAAATCGGATGGGGTTCGACTCCTCTATCTTCCGCCAATATTAAGGAGATTATTATGCCAGGTGTATTTCTTGTAAGTGACACACACTTCGGTCATGCTGGAGTATGTCGTTTCACTGGTAAAGATGGTGTTACAAAGCTTAGACCATGGACTGATCCTGATGAGATGGATGAAGAAATGGTCAGGCGTTGGAACGAAAGAGTAAGACCAAACGATAAAGTTTATCATCTTGGTGATGTGGTGATTAATCGTAAAGCTCTTAAAATTATGAATAGGCTTAACGGAGATAAAGTTCTTATTCGTGGTAACCATGATATCTTTAGAGATGATGATTACCGCCAATACTTTAGAGAGCTTCGTGCTTATCATGTTATGAGAGGTATGATTCTTAGCCACATTCCACTTCATACAGATAGTATCGGTCGTTTTGGTACCAACATTCACGGTCATACCCATGACAGGCGTGTGATGAAAAATGTTTTTGGTAAACTAAGTCAAGAAATTGATATCAGATACCATTGTGTATGTGTGGAACAAACAGACTACACTCCTATTCTTTTTGAAGATGTTATTAAACGTATTCAAG